GTTGCGTCGCGTCGCGCCCGCCACGCTATATATAAGCGCGACTAAGATATACCTCTATACTGTTTAGAGAAATAGTGCGTTGCCGGAAACGCCGTGGCCGCACTGAAACGTGGGAATGCCCATAGAGGATGTAGACTATCTCAAAGCAAATAGTGTTAAACAGAGCTATCTTCTTCTCGTGGACAGCGCCGACCGCGATCGTTCGGCTTACCCGACGCCCTCGGACTATGTCGTTTCTTTCTCGGCGCCGTTTCAAAATGTCGTTGGGATGGAGGTCGTGGATGCGTCCATTCCGCGAACGATGTACAGTATAGACGTAATTAATAATAAAATTTCGTTTCTCATTCACTCGGGAGCGGCGGCCGCGGGACCCTCCGGTGTTGCGGGGGCCTGGGACCGCGACCTTTGTCGTACGGTCACGCTTGAAACAGGAGAATACACGATTCAAACCCTCATCCCCGCGCTCACCAGCATTCTGACGATGAATGTGGACAACGATCCGGCTCAACCGGTCGCAGGCATTACGGTAGAATCCGTAAGCAACCCGCAGGACATTAAGAATACAATTCAATTTCGGTGTCCCTATCCGTTCTTTCTAAATATGGAAGACTCTACGATGGCTGAGACGCTTGGGTTTGATATGTATACGTCGGCTTTTCCGCGCGAATCCGATTCTAACGTTACGCCGCTGCTCGCGCAACGGTACACGGCCCCAGTGCCGGATACGACGCGCGTGTACCACAGCGTGGATCTTCCATTTTCCGTGGGATCCAACGTCATTCCGACGGAAACGGCGTTCTCGGGGCCACGCGGAATCCTGCGGAGCCTGCCGTTGTCCGCGACCGCGCAGGCGGCGCAGCGGTTTCAGGTACCGGCGGACACGTATCTAACGCAAATTTTTGCGGCCTTGACGACGGACACTCAAATCAGCAGCTACGGAGGCGTGACGCCTCCGGCCTCCCTGGCGGCCGGGGCGACCTGGGAAGTCCGCCGCGGCACCTCCAATGCACCTGCGCCTCCCTCCGATCTGCCAGGGGCCCGCGTGGCCACCGGCACCATCGCTCTGTCTTTTACGGACGGCACGCTCTCCGACAGCAATCGCGTCGCAGCGCCTATCGCCGCAGGCGAATACTACTGGCTGATCCTGGGGGAGATTCCAGAGGCTGGCGCGTCTGCGGGGCTTCGCGTTTATTACAACGACGTTCTGACAACCGAGAGCACTTTGCTGACGTCAACCGTGGCAACCGCCGGGAGCTCAAATGCGCTATGGGGACCCACGGCAACCGCCAGCACTCCGGACGCCGAAGAAATATACAATCATCTATCGGTCAATATTATGACCACCGATGACTATCATAAGCTCGTCGCGCCCGGCATTTACAGCCTCATCGGTCCTCGCTACATCACCCTGCGCTGTCCTGAAATTGAGGAAAACGCCTTTCGTTCGCTGTCGTACACCACGCACAATCTCGGTCTCGCCAAAATTCGCCTCGGCGTCGTCGGATACAGTGAGAATCGCCTAGATTACAGCAAAGTCCCGATTCGCGAGTTTCATCCGATTGGGAAACTCGCGCGTATGACGCTGCGTTTCGTGCTTCCCTCCGGTGAACTCTACGATTTTAAGGGCGTAAACCATACAATTACCTTCGCAATTCACTATTACGAGCCGGCGCAAAAACAATTATTTAGTCGTAGCATTATAAACCCAAATTATAATGGAAATCTCATAGAGTATATGTATCGCCAGGAGGACCAAGAGTCCGACAGCACGGACCAAGAGGAGGATTTCAACCGCGACGCGCTGGTCCCGATATATCAGTACCACGAACGCAATTTTATGCCGGAAAACAGCGAACGGCGCGACCAAGAAGCACTATATCACTTACAGCGCGAGCGCGAGACGGCAGCGCTTGTCGCGCCCATTGCGCCGCCAGCGAATGAGTTTGAAAAATATGAAGAATACGAAGAATACGAAGAATACGACGACATCAGCGAATACGTCTAGTTTAAAACGGCGGCATACCGACGGCGACCTCCTCTGGGATGCGTTTGAGCATTTCCGTCGGATCAAAGGCTGCCACGGCGGCGGCAACGGCAGCGGCGGCGCCACCTACGGCGCCCGATGGACCGCTTCCAGGGAGACCGATGGTGATGCCTTTTCCGCCAAAAGGGTTCTCGCTGGTCCCGCCTAGGCCGGCGAAATGGAATAGGACGAGCGAAATCATCCAAAGGAAAAACCAGAGGATCATACGCCGGGGCAGCGACGCCCGAGGCCGGCCCTCGGAATCGGCGCGCTTATCCTCTATGTCCTGTAAAAACCAGTATCCAATCGCCGATACGATAAATGCCGAGATGAAAAGCATCATCACGTTCGGTGTTGCTTGCGCTTGCGCGTTCGTTAACTATTTGCCGGATTTTCCAATGATGCCACTGGACGCACGCGCGCTTTCTTTTTTAGTGGCCTATTTCAAGAGAGACCATACGATCCCGCCCGCCGCACTCCGCTTAACTGCGTGAATGGCTTCTTCGTCTCTAAAATACGACTCGTGCAGCTATGAGGAAAAGCTTCGCCGGTCGGTAGGTCCCGGTATGTACCAGCTGGTGACTCCGGCAAACGACTGCGATACGTGCTCGCGCGATGTCCCGGCGGATCCTTACCTGCGCTACCAGGCGTGGGGCCCGGGTTTCTGCGCACCGGGCGCCGCCGTGGACGATGGTAATGAGCTTCTCGGCCTGAACTACAAGGCGAGCAAGTGCAGCACCGATGCGTACCTCCCCGGCAAGTACGCGCCGAAGGGTATTTGCACGCCCTCCGGCAGCGCGGAGGGCCGCGCCTGCGTCCGCCCCACGGAGCCCACGCGCCTGAGCAACCCGCCGTGCACTCTGCGCAGCACCGGCTGGAACCGCTGGGAGTGGCTGTGCGAGAACCCGCAAGATCGCGCGATCCGCCCGTTCGAGTGGAACACGTCTTACCGCATCGTCGCCAAGGACAACCACGTGCCTTGCCTGGCGACGCCACTGGACCAGTCGTGCTTTACCCCCGGTGCTCCTGGCTGCGCGGCCTCGGCCGGTCCCTCGGCGCCGACGTCGTTCACGGGTATGGACGCGCCGATGCAGGCGCCTACGGCGGCAGCGTCGTGGACCCCACCTGCTGGCTGCGGTGCGCAGGGTCCGGGCAACCCGTTCGCTCCGGCGCTCCAAACGTGCTCCAGCATCCGCAAAAATTAAACGGAGTATAATACAGAAAGAATGGCCACTCGCAGCTTCACGATTGACGCGTCGGAGGTCGGTGCTACCGGTGGCCGCTTCATCTCCGCCAGCCCTTACCAGGCGGCGGCCAAAGCGGCCCGCGGTCTGTTCAAGGACAAAAAGGCGGCTAAAATGACCGCCGTCCGCTTCACCCTGCGCGAGACCACGCGTGCCGGCGATGGTGGCCTTTACACCTACATTGGCCTGAAAGAGAAGCTGGATGAGCCCAAGATCGTTGAGCGCGGCGACGTCAAGATCACGATTGAGCATCTGTACAAGGTCAAGGCTTGCAAAGAGTAAGCCGCTCCACGCCGCGTAATAGAAACCTATTTTTTGTACTCATAGCATAGAGGACTCTGACGGCTTGCCGTGATGGAGCTTTATGCAGGAGCCGCCCTAAGCGGGATGGGCTATCTGCTGAATCAACAGCGTGAGGTCCTAAACGCCCAGCGTGGACCGAACGCAGGGCCTGCAAATGGTGTGTCGCCGATCGGCCGCCCGAACGAGACCCCTAGTATGACAAATATGTACGCCTCGGATCACTGGACATCCGTGCGCCGCGACGAGGAAACCCGCGGTCAACGCGTCAACCGCGCCGCGCAAGCGCCCTTCCAGACCGGCGTCGTTCCGCGCCCGGCCTACGCCAGTATGTTTTCCAGCGCGGAGGAGGTTGGCCCATCTGGGATGGGGTCGGCGATGGCTCCCCGTTCAGGTCCAACGATGGGTCCCAACGGAATGGGCCCCGGCGTCACCGGCCCGAGCGTGCCAATGGGCGCGGGAATGCCCCGCAGCGCGGCTATGGCGGCCTATGGCGAACTGGACACGATGGGCGGACTGACAGGGTACCGCGAGAGCGTGCGCAACACGGCCAACGGGAGCTCCGGCAATCGCCGCCCAACCGCCCCGGTCACCTCAATGCTCACTGGCGAAGCGATTGCCCCCGAGCAGTTCCTGCCGCCCAACACGCAGCCTTACTTCCGCGGCAGCGTCCGTCAGAATATGGACCCCGGTATGAACAGCACGCTTCTTGAAAACTACACGGGTCGCGGTGATCTGCTGCTTTCCAAAAAGGAGTCAGAATGCTTCTTCAAGCCCACGGCGGGCAATGGCAACGTCTGTGGGATGGCCAACTTCAACGATGTTTACCAGAATCGCGTAGAAAAGCCAATTCGTCGCCACAACGACTTCCCCATTGAGCAGGTGCGTGTGGCGCCCGGTGTCGGCCTCGGGTTCACCTCGGAGGGTATGGGCGGTTTCCAGCAGGCGTCCACGCTGGATTACATTCGGCCTAAGACGATTGATGAGCTGCGCCCCGGGAACAAGCAAAAGGTCGTGATGGAGGCGCGCGTCCAGGGCCCGGCACAGGGCACGATTCAGCGCGGTGAGCTGGGCGCCGTCAGCAAGAACCGCCCGGACACGTTTTACAGCCAGACGCAGGATCAGTGGCTGCGCACGCGTGGCGCGAACGACAAGGAGCGCCAACGCCCCGTGTACGACCTGAAACCGACGGCGCGCGTGGAATCCCACGTGGAGTACAAGGGCGCGGCGCGCGGCGCCGATCAGCCCGGTAAGGGCACTGCCGACGATTACGGCAAGGCCTCGGTGATGGTGTACGATAACGAGCGCCAGACCACGCAAACTCGCACGGTCGTAAGCAACTTGACGTCGGCGGTGAAAGCCATCGTGGCCCCGCTGCTGGATGTGATGAAGCACGGAGTGAAAGAGTACACGATTGACGCCCCGCGCACGTTCGGTAATATGAGCGCTCAGATTCCGGCGAAGGCGACGGTCTATGACCCCGTCAGCGGAATGATGCGGACGACGATCAAGGAGACCCTCATTCACGACACGACGATTGCGAACCCGCGAGGCCGCGATGCGGTGCCGGTGAACTACGAAGACGCCACGCGGACGACGGGTCGTGAGACGCTGCCGGTGGAGGACACGACGCGCAATATGAGCAGCCACACTTACCGCGTGGTCGTGTACAACCCGGACGCGGTGGCTCGGACGACGGTGCGCGAAACGACGGTTGGCTCAAAGAACCCGCAAGGCTACGTCGGCGCGGGCGTGGCGGGCACGGAGGGTGCCTACACGCACATTCCGGTGCAGGTCTACGCGACGAGCAAACAGTTTATGAGCGACAACCCGCACGTCGGTGACGCGGCGGGCGGCGTGTCCGACTTCCGTCCGGTGTCGGACGCTGCGCAGCGCAACGCCGAGATTGACGGTACGCGCGAGGCCCTAAACATCGCCAGCGGCCACGTGCCTTCCGCCGGCGGTGCGTACATCGGTATGTCCGCAGATGGCGTGGATATGGAGAGCAAAAAGCTCATCAGCGACGTGTACGCGGCTCGCGCCGCCGGCAACGCCGAGGCCCAGGTGCCTTCCGGCGTTGTTCCCATCCTGCCCTGCGACCTGACCCGCGGTGACCCCAGCCGTCCCAACGCGCAGGAAGGTCGCCTGGACGCGGGCCTTCTGAGCAGCCTCAAAACGAACCCTTACAGCATTCGGATCAACCCGATCGGCGCGTAGGCGGCCGCGCGTGCCGCCGCCCAAAAATTGATTTTATCCTCCCGTCCGCTTGGACAGTATCACAGTACAGTGTACAGCGTATCACAATGGCTTACCGTAGTCTGTCCAACCTGTCTATCGGTTCGGAGCTCAGCGTTGAGGCGGAGCCGTTTGATCCGGTGTCGCCGATGCGGTGGGCGCACCAGGAGTTCATTCGGTCTGAGAAACGTGAGTGGATGCTGCAACAGTATCCGATTTACTACCCGGCCGTGTGCGCGGACGCCCTGCGGACCGTCGGTCAGCCTCGCCGGGTCACCGAGGCCGCCTTCCCCGCGATGTGGACGCAGAATCACATTAACAAGTTTTACACGCACCTGGCCTTTGCCGATCCAGTGGTTCATCGCGAAACGGAGGATCCTGCCCCGACCCGCGATGAACTCGCAGACGCCGAGCGCGATTTCAAGTTCTGGCTGCTCATCCGCGAACAGAAGCGGGCCTGCGTGCGCGCGTCCGAGCGCGAGCACGTGCGTGCGAGTGTGTGCGTCTAGTCTTTCTTTTTCAAAGTATTCCCATACATCAGATTGGAACACTTATGGCAAACCCGGCAGTTCTTCAAGGTCTTTTGGACAATAAACGGGAGTACACGGATCATCTCACGGATGTACTTACCGAACAACTACTTCAAGTATTTTCGGAGGGGTACGAAGAGCTGCGCGAAAGTCAGGTGCGCCGTGGAAATCTTCTCGCTCAATTCCAAAACTGGCTTGCCAAAATCCCTGAGTGGAACGCTGCGCAGATTCGTAAGGTATTTCAGCGTATTGAGAAGCGTTCCGGGTGCAGCTACCTTGGTGATCTGGTCAAAGGCATTCTAGTGACTTACGTCAAAATTCAGGCCGTCGCCCACAGCACGCCTGCGGAACTGAGCCAACGCATTAAGGTTCGCGTGCCGACGCCCGAGAATTTTGTGCATTCCGTAGCGATCACGGCTGCCCGCCGCTTCTGGAAGCAACCGTACCTCTTCTATCACGACGTCCGCAGCCTAGAACGTCAACAAAACCTGCTTCAAGCCGAGGCGCAAATTAAAGCCGCGATTCGCCACACACTGCGCGCGTTCCTGCCGATGAAACAAATGATGGAGTATCTTCCGGGTTCTGCTGCAAATGACGGCGTTCCGGAGCCTCAGATCACTCACGACGCCGCCGCCGAGGACACCGAGTACGACGAGGCCGACGACGACGAGGACGACGACGAGGAGGCCGAGGACGATGAGGAGACCGAGGCTGACGATGCCGACGAGGACGCCGATACCGACAGTGAAAGCAACTCGGATACCGACGACGACAACGGTGCCGAAGAAGACTTCATTGAAGTCGGAAAGAAAATCGTGGACAACGACGAAGAGGACGAGGACGAGGACGAGGATGCGAGCGAGGGCGAGGGCGAGGCGCCTGTCATTACCCATTTTGAACCCATTCTGATGCAGGAGTCCGTGCCTGCGCCCGCGCCCGAATCAGAGTCCGAGTCTGATTCTGATACTGAGACGGAGCCTGAGTCAGAGCCAGCGGTAGCAGTGGCGGAGTCGGACTCTGAGTCTGAGCCGACATCGCCTATTGCGGCAACCGAGAAAGATCTCGCTTTTCTGGATGAGCCCCACAGCCCGATTCACAAAAGCCTGACGATTGATTCCCTGCGTAATGCTCGTGATAATGAGACGTTTTCGCTTCAAAAGGCTGCGCGGGCAGAGTCCGAGGAGTCCGAGGAGTCCGAGGAACCGCAGACGCAGGTGCAGGCGCGAGCGCACCCGGCCGCGCCGCGGAGTGAGCGGAGTGTCGCCAGTAGCCGCGCCGATGTTCGCATCATTCCTTTCCCTGGAATGCTAGTGAATAAAAATAAACTACGCCGCAGCACGGTCACTGGCACGGGTGCAGGCGCTGTATTGACACGGACGCCTCGTGGTCGCGCCGAGGGCGCCTTCTTCTAACGGCGCAGTGTCGGGGCGCACGTGTATGTCTCCATCGGCGGAGGCAGCGGCACGGATTTGTAAGAAATCATTTGGCACGCCGGCAGATGCGTCAGGCGGGTATTGATAGGATCCGTCTTATCGTTCACGATCGGCTCGCCGTCCACCAGTGGTTTCGCCGCGTGCGCGGCGCACTTCGTGAGATAACGCGTCTGGCCGCGCAGCTCGCTTTCCAGGTCCACGAGATTGCTGCGAACGTGCGATACCGCCGTGCCGCCCACGAGGCCGAGCTCGTGACGGCACTTGTCCTGATGCTCAAAACGGTTTGGGTTCAGGACATAGCTCAAAATACTCACATTTTCTTTTAGATCTTTCGCGTATGTACACGTATCATACGAAAGCTTATTGAAACTCATTGCACCGGTTGGTTGCACGGATTCCACTACCGTATTCATAGATATTAAGCTAGCTCAGAGTCGTCTGTTGCAGTACCGATACCAACGCCTATCTCATCCCCAGGAGACACGACGATGACATAGACGCGTTTTGATGCGTCTCTTTGGTCGTGGTTTGGGTGGGGCGGGCCGGGATCTTGGCCTGGATTATCGCGAATTCTACGATTGATATTGTGATCGCGTGCTAGAATTCCACATATTCCGAACACACAACATCCACTTGCCAGGATAAGTGGAATGATTAAAAAGAAATACCATTCGGAAAGATGCGGGCCTTCGGGATCCGGCATTTCAACACAACTTGGCTCGCGACGCTTGGTGCTCGTCGTCTTCATTTTTTCGCTAGGGCGAGCGCTTTAATGGCGCACCGAGTTACGCTGGAATTGCGCACCGCACTTGTCCAGGAACTCCTGGCGGCGCACGAAGTCGCGGGTGGAGTCGCCGCCGCGAATCCAGGGCTCCACGATGTGCTCCTCCTTCTGGATCTCGGCAACGCAGGGGATCAGAGGAGTGAAGTTGGCCGTTTGCTTCTCCATCACCGCGCGCTTGCACGAGTAGGTCACGCCTTCCAGGTTGGTGGACGACTGGCCCTGAGTGATTTTCAGCTCCTCGCCGGCATCCGCCACACCCGGTTTCAGGTTCGGGCAGCCAGTGAAGATGCGCGAGAACAGCTGGACGCGGCACCGGTCGCGCGTCAGGACCGACGGGTCCGTGCGCAGCGACGAGTAGCGGTCCACAATGCAGTCGTCGGCAAGGCCGTAGCCCACGCGGCCGCGTAGGTTCACGTGGTCGTAAGAGAACTCCGGGAACTGCGCCTTCGGGTTCTCGCACGCCACCGGGTGGTAGGTGTACAGGTTGTACCCCGAAATCTCCTCATTTTGCTTGTCGCGAGCCTCCTTCGCGCAATCGTCCGAGCAAAGACGACGCGAGTCCATAAAGACCGATGTCTTAGACATTGCCTAGGTGGTTTTACGGTATTGGGTCTGACTCTCTATAATCTGAATACGACAATAAAAATAATAGCCAGCGCGGGCGGCCCGCAATTCGCGGTCTACTTATTCGCGATATGGCGGTAGGTATTATCAAAGCATTGATCACCGTTGCCTTCTTTGCACGTCCGGCCGCGGCCGAAGCACCATTCCGCAAAGCCGGTCTGATCATTCGGGATGGTCGTAGACGGCATCGCGTAGAACTGACGCTGAGACGACATATTCCCGTAAAGGTCGCTAACATCGCTGAACAGACGCTCATTAAAGTTCGTCTCCACGGTTTCCTGAACGACCGGGTTTTCCAGAGAGCACGCGGCTGGGCGATCCGGATTCTCGGTGATGTCCAGAAGGGACGGGTTCATAAACGGGTTGTCCACCGTAGAGCGAACACACACCTTATTGTCCACGATGGTCCGGTTGGTCGCTTCTAGGAACTTTTCGGCGGCCACGCGACTCTGCTGCTCATTCTGGTAAATCACAATGCTAATGCCTGCTGCGACAATTCCGAAAAACAGGTATTTCGCGTTGCCTTTCAGCAGTGCCATCAGAATACCGAGATACGCGAAAAAACGTACAATCGCATTTAGTTTTTCTTCTAGGGTCATATTTTGAATAGGAAGAATTATATAATAGCGATCCAGTGAGAAGAATCCGGCTAAGTCAGTGTACCAAATCTTTTCTTCCATCGTCGCACTGATTACGCGTCGGCGTCAGTGCCCTCTACTGATCCCTGAACATTTTCTTTGCGGCGTTCTAGGCGGTCACGCATTCCGCGCGCCTGCGTTTTGCGGCGCAGATGTTGGTTCGCCGCGCCCATATTTGGGCGACCCGTACGCGCACCCGGTGCACGTCCGGCAGCGGCGGCTCCCGCAGCGCCGGGCGCACCGCCGCCACCACCACCGCCCATCATTCCCATAAGCGATGTTAGCATTGACATATCTAGGCCGCCACCACCGCCACCACCGCCACCACCGCCACGGCCACCGCCACCGCCGCCGCCCATAATGGATGATAGCATATCACCCATTCCCGCGAGGTTTCCCATACCTGGGATGCTGCCGCCCATTTTCGTGGCGAATTGAAGCGCATCGCTCAGCAGGTTCTCTTGGTTCAGCTCACCGGACGCCATTTTGCTTACCATCTTCTGGCTCACAGTGCCGACCAGTTTCAGTAGGCCGGAATCGGGGTTGGCCAGAGCTTTCAGAATGTCGCCGTCCTCGCCAACGCTCTTTTGGAGCTGATCCACGTCCACCTCGGCCATAATCTCTTTGGCGAGTTTGCCCAGCGACGTGTCTTCCAGGCCGCTCAGGTCAGGGCCGGAGGCGCCGCCGGCACCAGCACCGGCCGCACGCGCCGCGCCCGCGGAGCGCTGTGCCGTGTGCAGAGCGATGGCACGCTCCATCAGACGGCGAACATCCGCATCGGCAATCTCGGTCACGCGCTTTGCGAGAGCCGCCGTGGGCTCTTTTGCAATCGCTTTCAGAGTTGCTATGACTTTTTGAATTTCCTCGGTAGGAAGCTCCGCGCGCCTCAGGATACACAGGATCGTAGAGAAATAGTGAAAGGCCGGCGTGTCCGCGAAGACCGTACGGACCATTCCGACGGGGATGTCCTTGTAGAGCACCGCGGGGGTCTCGTCGGTCCACGCTTCCAGAGCGACGAGGTCATTGTCAAGGCCGGCGTAAACATTCCAAGGCTCGGCGATCTCCGCCTCGTTGAACCAGTTGCGGTACTCGGCGGAATCCTTGTCCCACGACAGATAATGGCGCTTAATCGCTTTCAGCAGACCGCGCGCCTGCTTCTCGTCGTACTTACGATCGCGCGCGAGCGACCGCAGCTTTTTAAGCACGTCAAAATAGTATTGGTTGAAAACAGTGGCCATATACTGCCGGTTGTGTATAAAAAGAATAGGCGGAGTTAGCTTTAAATGTAATACTTTTGACCAAGCTTTACAAGCACCGTGAAGTACCGCCAGATCGTCGCTTTATCATCGGGTCCCATAGATACCCAGTAGGTTTTCAGCTTCTGAATGATCGCCGAGGCATCGTTGTACTCTCCTTGGAGATCGCTGTAAGAGTTTTCCATAAAGAAGGCATCGTCCTTTGAGAGGATCTTGTCGGAGTAAGGGACAATCACCTTCTCGTTAAAGACGCCAATCACAAGACGATCGTTCATCATCATCGCCGCGGCAATGGCCATCTTATACATCTTAAAGTCGGGATCCTCTGGGAAACATTGGGTCAGATCATTGATAAACTCTTTAAAAGTTTGATTAAACTTACCGAGGAAGTCCATCCCGGAGCGCTCTGCTTAGATAGTCTATTTATATGGAAATCTCTTTATATCCGGTTTCTAACGCGCGCGGCATTAAACCGCCTCATCGCGCAGCCGGCGAATGTCATCCAGGGAAGGCAACCCTTTGCGCGCACGAGTTTCAGAGGGGGCGATGGCGGGTGGTAGGGCGCCTCCGGCAGACGCGGTCGCCGCCACGGCCGCCGGATGCGCCGCCGGAGCGTCCGTCACCGAACTCCATAGATAAGAGCGGTCTTCTAGGCCGGTGTTTCCTACCACATTATCGTCCGCAATGGAGGCAAATGCGTCTGATAGGCCGGAACCAAAGCCGAAGGCAAGAGGCTCACCGGGGCCACCGGGGCCACCGGGGCCGCCACGGGTGCCGGGGGGCGCCATTTCGGTGGCATCCCCGCGGCCGTTCGCAGCGCCAACGAGCAGTTTCCCGCGACCCGGCAAAAGTAGATGGTCAAAAACGGCTTTCCCGAACATCCACGTTTTCTGAGGGAGTATCAGCATTGCCGGCACCGAGTGTACCGCTGGCGGCACCATTTTCCCAGCCGCACGCATCGCCTCTACCGATACCCTTTTCACTATCCCGTTAGAGTCGTGCCGCTGGATGGTTTCCAGCAGCATCCGACAATGGGGGCAGTGTTCGCTATAAAACAGTAGCATTGTCCGGCACGCTACCCGACCTCTCTGTTGGCTAACAGTATTTTGAAAAGACTTCTTTAAACGCGCGCGTCGCAGATATAAGGCGGAAAAATGAAATGTCTGTAACGTGAGTAGCGAACAACGAGAGCGGCCAGCGCCAACGAGAGCGGCCAGCGCCAACGAGAGCGATAATGGCCAGCGGTACAGCGATGTTTAAAAATTATGCCTACGATCCGGCGTCGCCGACGGGGCGTCACGGGTTTGAGATTCACGGTCTGGACATTTCCATCGTGAATGGCCTGCGCCGTGTGATTCTCACCGACATTCCGACGCTTGGATTCAGTGGTGAGGAAGAGCCAAGCGTGGAAATCTCGGAAAATACCGGTCCGCTTCATAACGAGATTATGAGTCACCGGATTGGCTGTGTGCCAGTGTTTTTCAGCGAGGAGGAGACGGACGCCTTCACTGCCGACAGCTGGTCATTTGATCTGAGCGCAAAGAACACCACCGACAGCAAGATAAACGTGACGAGTCAGTTCTTCAAAGTTAAGAAGAATGATCGCGCCTTCACGGAGACGGAGGTGCGCCGCCTGTTCCCCGCGAACGCCGTGAGTCAGGAACCTGTTCTGATCACGCGTCTTCGGCCCGGTGAGGAACTCGTGCTCCGCGCAACGCCCGTCAAACAGACGGCGCGGTTCCACGCCAGCTTTTGCCCGGTGTCAATGTGCACATTTCAGTACCTCGTGGATCCGGCAAAGGCCGCGAACATCACGGATCCTCTGGAAAAAGAGCGTGCCTTTACACGTAACGCGTACGGCGAGGCGGCGGGTGTGCTCTTTGAGCTGGAACCCGAGGTGGCGCTAGGCCCGAAATACCTGGTCAGCAAGGCGTTGGATATTATGATCCAAAAGGTGTCGGGCATCCCAGCGGCGCTTTACCTCAGCGGCAGCGCGGCGTCCGCCGAAACGGCATCCGCGGCCGCCGGTGTAGCCGCCGCCGCAGGTGTAGCCGCGGCGGATATGGGTTCAAAGGTTACCGTGGCACCCGCGGCCACTGCCGGTGTGGAGTTTACCTTCCAGGATGAAGACGATACCCTCGGCAACCTTCTGCAATCCTATCTGCACCAGCGGTACGTTCGCGAGAAAGCCAATGCGCCCAATGGCGATATCGTGACCTACGCTGGCTATTTCTGCCCGCACCCGCTGGATCCCTCAATGGTCCTTCGTCTGGTGCTCGGTGCCGATGTGAACGTGGCCGGCGAGGGAACGGGCGCCGAGCCGGTGCTTTCGTCCTACATTGAGGTCGTGTCTGACGCGTGCCGTGCGCTGCAAATTCAGTTACAGCAAATTCAGAACGAGTGGCTGCGCTTCGCACCGTAAACAAAAGTCAGCCCTAATTACAGAGGTTTGGCACGAGTATGTCGGCGCCAGAACCAGTAGCAGAGCCCGGAGCGCCCGCCTGGCCAGGCGGTCTCGTTTTTACCGACGAGGTGCTTCCGGAGCTTGAAATACGGGAGCTGGTGCCGCTTTTTCTTTTGGAAGGTAATTTTAGTATTTTTAGCACACAAGAAGTTACCACTTACTTAGAGGCCCTCTTTCTACCCCGGGATGGTGACGCCGCCACTGTACGTGCGCGCGCGTTTGCGGCACTTCACGCCGCACTTCTGAATCCTCCCCCGAGTACCGCGGAAATTCGGGGGACGATTCCGGTTCTACGGAATCCACGCAAGGATCTCAACGAAGAAGAGCCCGGTGAAGTCATTAACTCAATTGCCGTTGCGCGTTCGGCGCCTACGTTTGCACAACGCCAGCGCGCACTGGACGGCGTCTTTTTCCCTCTGGAAACCGATACCGAGACGCTAGAACTAGATCCAGAGGCCGATGTACTTTACAAGCCGACGCGTCCGGAGGGCGTGACCGCTGGAATCGCGAGCCAGGCCGATGTGTCGCAAGCAACGCGTCTCTTTCCTCTGGACAGCGACTACCCTCTGATTTTGGAGAGTCTGCAATTCCAGCGCCCGGTGTACTCGCAGCACCACACGCTCAGCGAGAAGGCGGGTGCGATGCGAAAAGGCCACGCCGGCATCGTGCCTCTGCCTGAAACACCCGAGGCGGCCTTTGCGCTTGCTCTGGATGACCTTGCGAAAACCGTGGAAGAGAGCGGTACCGCAGATGCGCATACGCTGAAAGCCGCGATGGATCTCTATGGGTTGAATCTGGATACTTTGTCTGAAAAGGATACCGAAGCGCTTTTGGATCGTGTGAAGAAGGCGTTTCGCGCAGCGGACCGCAGGCCAGCGGCCGAGGACGCGGACGCGGGCAGCCGTCGTTCTGCGGCACCGAAGGGTAAAAAGGTGCTGACGGCGACGGAAACGGGTCGCGCGCTGATTCTTGGGCTCCAAGAGTATCTCAAACGGCCCGCAACGTTTCAAGACCGCCTTGGGCTCTATGAGACTTATCTCCAAAATCCGCCACCAATGCCGGCCCTCTCAGATATTCCAGAGACGCTCACTGGACTCGCGGAAGCACTTTCGCGCCGCGAGATTGAACTGCGCGACGTCGTTGAATATCTGCGGATTATGCGGCTCCGTAGGATCTATGACTTTATTCGCTCTCAGATTGAGACGTACAGCAAAGCAAACCCAGAAAGCCTTCAAGCGGCCCAAAAGGTCGCTGCGACCCTTCGGGTGGCGTGGGATCGTCTTGTCGCGCCGAGTATCGCGTACTCTTCCTTACGTTTTCCGGTTGCCGCAGATATGGAGGAGATTCAAGCGGGCCGAGACACGAGCAATTACGATGGAAACCCCACAGACGATCCGGAGCTGGGTGGTATGGTTCCGGACGCCGCGGCCGTTGTCGCCGCATCGGAGGCCGCCGAAACACTGGGAACCACCGCATTCGCCGACGAAGCCGACGATGCCCTATGGGAAATGGCGGAAACTCAGGAAACGACGGAAACATCCACACCCGCCGGCCTAGGCATCGTTGGAATGCCACCGGGAAGCGACGAAGTGGCCCGTATTCTGCTGCCAGTGTTCCAGCGCCTCAGCCGCGCCACCGGCCTTCCAGTGAACTACGTTGCTCTCGTAGAACTCTGGCGGGCACGCGTGCTACGCCGCGCAACGACCGAGGTGTGGTCGGAGACAACGACGGCCGCTGCGGCTCCGGCGGCGGCCGCAGCGCCTCTGGACTTCCTGGACATCACTTCGGTTCAAGAGTACATTGCCGTTCATTGGCCTGCCGAGGAACATACTCGGCTGCGTGCACGCGCTCGGGAAATCAGTCAAGAGCTCACGGCTGCTGTACGTGATGCCTTTGTTATTGGGGTGTCTTATTGGTTAATCACTGTGCAACAGGCGGCGGTCGCGCGAGCACTGGTGTTTGATCCTCTGGCTGGCAATGTCCGGTACCTTGATAAGTGGTCGCCGTTTGGCCCGCCCCTAAGTGGTACGACCGCAGGTGCAGCGGCAATGGGAGAACCGGGTGCCCTGACGTATATGGCTTACATAATCCTTGACACGCCGCTCAGCGGAACGGTGGCAGGCGTGGAAAATGCCCTACGGTTTGCCGATATTGCCTCGCTGTATTCGGCGGTCCTAAGGGAGTCCCGGAACGCTTTCCCGGACGAATGTGCGGCCCTTGCGACGCACTGGGCAACCTATCGGGCGGAGACGGAGCAGGTCACCGAACGGGTAAAAGCCGCCGAGGTTTCGCTTGCAGAGGCCATTCAGCTGAAACAGCGTCACCGTGTGCTGCGCGAATACGTTAAAGTCCTGCTTTATCTGCCTGGGCTGCTCAGTGGAAAAGGTCCGCGGGCGGTGGGTCCGGGCGCCGCCGCTGCGGGATGCTGTCTTCAAAAACTGAACGCGGACTACAAGGCCGATATGGACTGGCGGACGCAGAATAAAAGGCTCGCTCAGCTGAAAGACACGTTCGCGAAGAAGCGAATGACGCGCGTGGATCGCCCGGCGCTGGCGCTCCCTCGCGGTGCCGTTGCGCCGGCGGAGGCGCCGCCCACGGCGCCTGTTGTGGTGCCTGCGCCGGAGGTCGCGGCTCCGGAAGTCGCGGCTCCGGAGGTCGCGGCGCCCGAGCCCGTGGTGATCGCTTGGTTAAACAGCCTAGCAACGCGCCCACCGCTGACCTTGCTGCCGCAGGGACTCCTCGCGGGCATTCGCAACGACAGTCGGATACTCGCGCCTATGACGGAGCGTGCGCTGACGCTGGCGATTCGGACGTCTCAAAAGCGGATGCCGGGATTCCCAGAGAAGCTCGTTGCGCAAGTCGGGACCGATGAGCTTACTGGCCTACTCACGCTGGTCGCGACGACTCTGGCGCACCGCCGGACATCCTACGCGCCTGAGAGCCCCGAGGCCGTCGCGCTCACGGAGGCAATGGCGGCGATTCGGACGTTTAAGACGGAGTGGTCGCACCTAGACAGCATCGTAGACGAGCGGGATCTGCCGGATCTGCGGCGAATCGCACAGTACGTGCTCGCGCGCGCGATATGCAGCCCCGCCGACCCCAGTGCGGGTGGCGCGGCGGCGCGGACGCTCTCGCTGCCTCAGGCGGTTCAAGCCGCCTTCCTGCCTGCAATGGTCAAGGAGACGCTTACGGTCATTGCTGCCGCACTTGCCGCTCGCGAAATGCCAACCGTGGAGGATCAACAGGCGTTTATCACGCAAAAACGTGAGGAACAAAAAACACAGATCTTATCGGAACTGGACGTGCTTACGGTAGAAGAGCGCGAGCTGGTGCTTCAATCGCGCCGCCTCGGATTCGGCAGCGTCGGCGCCCTTGGTGGAGCCCTGCGAGGCACCGAAGCCCCCGCCGCTCCGGGCGAAGAAGGACCCGCGACCGCCCTTGCTGCCGCTCCCGTCGCGGAGCACGACGCCTGGGCGGAAGCACTAGACTTCCAAGCAGGTATGGGCCAAAACCCCGATGATATGAATGAGGACGCGATCTAGCCGGTAGCCTATCGGCGTCCAGCATAATTTTTGTATAGGTAGTTATATTACGTTAGCCGCCGCCAATCGTCTCACCCGTTCCCCAGCCTTGGATGGCGCCTTCGGCTTCCAAATTGGACTGCATATTCTTCTGTTGAGCCGTCAAAATTTTAAGGGTATTTATTTGAGGCGTCTTTAATTTTAGATTTGTATTTTCGTCCAAGAGCACGGATGGGTAGGGGGCATTTGGTCCGAGGACGCCTTGGGGGATTTCTAGTTCAGTGGGCTCTTTGGTGTCGCTGGCGAGGACGGGATAGAGGCCGATTTGGTCTGCGTAAACGATGCCGACAACGCGCACGGCGACGACGGTGATTTTCCAAACAGGCACGGCGGCGTTTGCGGGTCCAAATGCAGTGGGCATACTGCCATCTGAAAGGCTTGGCGTGGCGCGGACGACGAATTGCACGTGCTTGCCGTGGTACTTTGCAAACCGGTAAAACACGACATCAATCGTAAGCCGCAGGGACGACGGTCCGGGGGCGCCCGCGTCCGCAGCGGGCGCGACGGCGTACTCAGTAAGACGGTCGTGTACCATTTGGATCTTCGTGGTGTCCGAGACATCCGGTAGTTGAAGCGCGGCGCGACTGGCTTCGCCGGTGGTCACGCGATCGTTGATAAAACGCACCGCTGCGTCGTAGGCTTCGCTGACATACGTCCCGATCACACCCTCGGGCGGCGTCGGGCCTACTGGCCAATCCTTTATTCCGACGAGGGCCTCTTTCTCAACATCGCACGATTGCTGGAAAAGAGTTTGAAGTCCTTTTTGAAAGGCGTCGTTGTTCAGTTCGGCGTAATAGGCACGCGGGTATTTGACCGTTGGGTCAATTGGTACGCTTCCGGCGATGGGCCGACGGTCCCAGGGCGCGGCGTCCGTGGCGTTCGCAAACGCCTCGCGTTGCTTCCGGGCAGCAAGAGCAATAAGAAACAGCGCCAAAAGCGCGATAAGCAGCGTTCGCATCGCACGGATTCCCTTACTCATAAAAAGGATAGATATCTCGCTAGTCTAGATTAGCCTAGCCAAGCGCTGTACCGGGTGCGTAAAGAAGCACCTCTTTTTCTAGCGCTTTCCGCGCCTCCGTGTCTCCCTGAAAGACGTAGTCGGGTTGATCCTGAGACGCGCAGCAGTCCGTTTTGGTCGCGTCGGTGCAGCCGTAACAAAAGGGCGTGCCCTCGTTCCGCCGAAAACCCGTTGCGCGAACACCGGCGGGCATTTCGCAGACGCCGCCGGTTTTGCAGCCGCCGCGACTAATTTCGGCCGTAGACTCGTTCCAGAAGGGACAGTCGCTGTTGCGGAAACACGGGCGATCCCAGACTTCCTTACTGTCTTTGAGATTGCCGATGACGTCGTAAGGAGACTCACACTCCGCTTTGGATCCGGCCGAGCGATTCCCGAAGCAGCGGTAGCTTGGATCATAGGCATCCACTGGGTTTTCTAGGCGCGATACGGTGAAGCCTTCGGCGGCGGCGGAGCTCGCAACGGTCGCTCCCTGCGCGGGCGTCTGGCCTTCCAGGAGCACCACCGGTTGCGCCATCTTGAAAAGTGGCCCATAGGCATCCTTTGGAAACACGAACGCCTGTGTGCTGATTCCGCTGTCATTGAACATCGTTGCGAGAGGGGCTTCTTCCAGACTGACGTAGGGGTAAAACGCCTGAACCCACGCCGCATTGATGTCCGTAAAGCCTTGGGGGTACACACGCTGGCGTTTGAGCATTCCAATGAAAGGGCTGCCGGGGACGACGTAGGTAACAATGCGATAGACTTCCTTGTTTTCCAGGAGTTCGCCGAGGGCGTCCCAGCGGCCCATCGGGATCTGGACGAGTTTGACGGCGTCTTCTGGGATGCGGTAACCACGCAGCAGGGACTGGATAAATAGAAGATCGGTGCGTTGAAGGTAGCCGATCGTCTTCCCGCGCCACTCAAAGGTACATCCAACATCCGGATCGCGGCTTTGGGCGGCTTGAAGTCCGGATAATATCACAAAATACCCGGCGGGGGCCGTAGCGACGCGGGTAATCGTGTTCCCCGATTCGGCAGTGAGCTGTTCAAGGTCCCGAGGATCTAAGACGGCGAGAACGCTCTCGGCCCCCGACGGACGCAGGGCGGCCGGAATGTCCTGTCCGGAGAGCACGGTTTCGGTGAGCGCACGCGCGTCTCCGTTGCGCACGTCCCAAGTCCCGAAACTCCGGAGGGCCGCCCATTGAAGATGATTCAGCGGATTCTCAGAATACATCACGACGGGTGCAGCGCGGCCATTCGCGGCGGCCGCAAACTTTTCGGTCGCCGATGCCGACGCCGACGGCATCGGCGCATCCAGCGCGGGCCCCCAAATAATGCTACCAAGAATCGCTACAATGACGGCGAGTCCAATAAATAGAGCCCCGAACGCATTTGCGCGGCAGGACCCAATCATTCCGACTTACGCTATCTCCTTACTATTCAAATATATCTTTCAATTACAAGGAGACGGCGACACGTAAGCGAATAACGCAATGATTTCGTTCATTTTAAACCGCTGGCAACTCGCGCTCGTCTTTTACGTCGTCTTTGTTCTCACCATTCTTGCTACGAAGCCGGCGATGCTATTTGAGCAGAATGGCGCACCGAAGCGCTGGGGACCTAAGATTACCGACGACACGTCGCCGTTTGCCATCGCGTTCCTATTCCCTTTCGTAGGTATCCTGTTTTACTACATTGCCACCGTTCTGGACTTTTCGGTCTCCGGGATGAACCGCGTGCGGGCGTAGGCTTAAAGAGTCCTAATGATTGAACTCTAATAGCGGAATACGAATCGCGAATGGCGTCACCGGTTTTGAAAACGGTGGAAAATTGGCTGGTCCGGCAGACGGCGCCAAATGCCGCGGCGGGCGCCGGCGGGATGCTGGGGTTTCATTCGGTTCTTTTTATTCTTGGGAATTCGGGTACGGGTAAAACCCATCTGGTGCGGACGCTTTGCGAAGCACACGATTATGATCTTCAAATTCTTCATAGCCAAAATTGTGAAAGTGCGCGGGCATTAGCGGACCGTCTCGGTAAAATGACGCGCACACGCCTCGTACAAACCTTTGCAGGCACGACACGACCGGTCGTGATTCTCATAGATGAGTTGGATACCTTGATTCAAATGGATCGGATGATGCTATCTACGTTGACGGACATACTTCACGGAAAGACGCTGCCGCACGTGGCCCTCATAGCAATCGGTGCGCCGGCTCAGGAAAAGAAGCTAGGTGCCTTTAAAAGCGCGTGCTGCCAAATAATCTATTGCTTTCCTCCGAGCGACGCCGATCTGTTCCTGTTCTTGCGGTCACGGAATGCCGCGATTTCGGACGCTGCTGCCCGTATTCCCGCCGATCGGCTGATGGCAATGGCCGAAGAGGCGGGCGGCAGTTTTCACGCAGCGTGCCGATTATGGGACGCGGCGATGTGCGGAGGCGCAAGCGCAAGCGCGGGTGCGGGCGCGGGTGCGGGTGCGGGCGCGGGTGCGGGCTCGGAGAATGCAGTGGCCCCCGAGTTTCACTCCATCTTTCGCGCAACGCCCGAGGCGGTCGCGACGGTTGCGCGGGTTTTCTCCGAAGATCCGTGGTTGGCGCCTATGAGGTTTCACGAGAACCTGATAAAGGAGATAAGCAACCGTAAAGGCCTCGTTCGGGATAAGATGCGCGTCTATCGCGAGCTTTTACAAGCGTTGTGCGACTGGGATCAATGGATGATTGCTGGCGTAATGGAGGATTCGCCGTCCGAAACGGCTGAGGCGGGAGGCCCGGATCCCTCGGATTACCTGGCGCGGCGCGTTGTTGGAGGTTTGTCTGAACTTCAACGGAAAAAGAACACGACGATCACGGATGCAGATCTTCAAGATTTTACGAAAGTATTTAGTCAAATTTCTATTCAAAAGAAACAGGAACGTGCCACATATTGTGCAACAGACGCGGGATTCCCCTGGGCGGATGCCCAAATTTTCTATCACGGTTAGATAGGTAGATATGGCCGACCAAGGCGCAAAAGAGATTCCCGGTCCAGGGCCCGACGCGGCCATTCTTGGCGACGCCCCGGCACCGGCTGCGGTGGAGGTGCCTGAGGTGGCGCCGGCACCTGCCGCGGCCGCGCCTGCGGCGGCTTCTGCGTCGGCCCTGGCATCCGACTTCACTTCTAAGGCATCCGAGACGACCACGGCGATTAAGGAGAAAATGAAGAGCATTGGTGCGCGCCCCGCCGGCATTCTGGTGGGCCTTATTGTGGTTGCGCTGCTCGGTTTCGCGATCGCCTACGGTCTGTACTGGATGATTAACACTCTGGTTCTGAACAAGCGCCAGACGATCATTGACGGCACCAAGAACGGCGTGACCGGCTCGGACTACCGCCGCTTTGACGGCTCTATGGTTCCTAAGGCGACGAACGGCAAGCGCATCAGTTTCTCGTTCTGGATTTACATCCACGACCTGCAAAAGTTCCAGGGCACCGTTCGCCACGTATTCCACCGCGGCGACCAGGCGATTGACGTGACCTCGGCGCAGAACGGCCCCTCGCCTTACGTGTTCCTGGACTCTGAGAAGAATAAGCTCTACATTCTGATGGCGCCCATTGATCTGCCGGCCGATGTTAAGTCCACCGTGGATGCGATGACGAACCCTCAGGACAAGGCTCGCTATATGGCGTCTCGCTACGGCATTGTCGTTGACTACGTGCCGATCCAGCGCTGGGTCCACATCGGAGTGACGGTGAATGAGAACGCCGGCGGCGGCATCATTTCGGCCTTCGTGGACGGCGAGCTGATTAAGACGATCAGCAGCGGCTCCACAGCGACCGTGGGTACGTCCAGCGTCTCGGCCGACATCACGCGCCTAAACCTGGACAAGGTCGGCGACATCTGGGTGGGCGGCTCGCCCAGCGAGAACGTCGGCCCCGGCTTCGCGGGCCTGGTCAGCAAGATCACGTTCTTCAACTACGACCTGAACGCGAAGGATATGTACCGCGACTACCTGAGCGGCCCGATTGACAGTATGATGGCGCGCCTCGGCCTGCCGGCGTACGGCATCCGCACGCCGCTGTACCGCATTGGTTAAGGAAAGGCGGGGCGGCATTCTAATTTTTTCTCCACAAATCTTCCATTATCTTGTTCAAGATAGGACGATTTGGATACTCGGTCGTTTTGTACTCATAGCAGTTGAGAACTGCGCTCGCTGTGCCGCTACCGCTGCCTTCGCCGCCGCTGCCTTCGCCACCGCTGCCTTCGCCGCCGCTGCCGCCGCCTCCGTCGGACATCATATGAAAACACAGGTACATATCTAAATAATTGAGAAGGCATATCTGTTCCAGGTCTGGAAATGGCATACTTTCTAAGCGCCACGGTCTTCGTGGGGCTCTTGGGTTCTGGCTCGTGTAAAGGTGGCAGTTTCCGAATTGCAGCGCGGCTTTCCGGTCTGTGAAAAACAGCAGTGCGGTTTTGCTGCAACACAGGTCCATATCGGCACGCATAACCGGCCGATGAACGCCGTAAAGTGTCCTGCGGGACACGATGCCGTGAACGAGGTCGCCGCGCACCCCACGCGGGACGGGTCCTTGAATGCTAAAATGAATCATCCACGTGGCTTACGCTGTGCTGAGCACGGTCGTGTGGTATCTCTTATTTTCTAGTGATCTAATAGAGTCCGGACAGCTTTATACCGTTTCGTGCTATTCCGCAAAGACAAGATGTCCGCGCTAGGAGGCACTTTTCAGGTGATCATCGCGGTAACGCTGGTGATTTTACTGTTTGCCATTGGATTCGCCGTTTACAACCTGGAAACGATGCGCGCGGTTCAGGACGCGGCCAAGCAGAAGCGTCGCGTGGACATCTTCACGGGCGTTAAGGACCTCGTGATGACCGGTGAGGAGAATTACGAGACGCGCGACGACACGATGGCGACTTACAAGGATCTGGCACTGTCCGTGAACCAGGGCTCCGGCGCTGAGTTCACTTACAACTTTTGGATGTACCTGGACCGTACGCCTCTGGGCATTGATACCGCCGTCGCCGACAAACAGGACACGGCGCAGGTGACGGATAAAGGCCTCGTTGAGGCCTCGGCGACCGGCGCAACGCCGGTGGTTATTCCCGACGATATCATCCTGCTGATGCGCGGAAACAAGGTGCCCGTGACGTACAAAAACATTTGCGGCGCGAACAAGACCGATATCATCACGAAGTCGCCGCTCATTAAGCTGGAACGGAACGCGAATGTCCTGACCGTTGAGTTCAACACTGTGGATGCGCCCGATATGACCCACGAGTCGTCTCGGAACACCTGCAAGGACAACTCTACGAACTGGGCGACGATGAACAACCACAAGATCGCCGTCGCGGGTCTGCGCTCAAAGCCGAACCTGGACAAGAAGTGGTTTATGGTCAGCGTAATCATCCAAGACACGACGCCGGTGGATCCGCTGCCGATCCGCAACAAGGTGCGCTGCCTGATTTACATCAACGGCGTCCTGGAACTGGAACGCTACACGGATGGCCGCCTCGTGAACTCGCCGATGCAAACGGACCCCACGGTCCTGCTGCAAAATGCGGGGAACCTGTACGTCTACCCCGACGTCCGCGGGCCGAACGGGCGCGCGATGTCTTTCCGCCCGACGGGTCTCAGTGCCAACGCGAAAGGCCTGATGATGGCCGATCTGAGCTACTTCAACTACGCCATCACAACCGATGAGATCACCTCGCTCTTCCGCGGCGGCTTCACCAAGACGATGGCGCCGAGCATTTCGCAAATCACAAGCGTGGACAAAAACGACATTATGACGAACCTGTCGCTGGCGCCGGACAAGAAGCAACTGGTGTCGTTTTAAGGCGTAGCCGGTTGGTTTATTTTTGATTGAATAATCGCAGATTAGCGACAGTTCTGATATGGGGTTAAGTAAGTTATTTGTTGATTTTCGGGAATCTTAATCAATTATTAGAAAGAAGAAAACACTCCGTTTTTCAGAAACCTTTCTAGGTCCATAGGATTTGGCTAGGATGTATATAATTTGAAAGAATATTTTATTACTTTTTATATAAAAACTCTATTTTAGTGAGTAACATTTTTAAGAATTTCATATATAGTATACCACTACTGGTGTATGATTATATACTTCTTAAAAATTCGTGATCAAAAAAGGTACACTTTTTATAGGTGAATGTACACTTTTATTATACAAATGTACACGTTATTATTGTTAACTATAATAGTATTTAATGTTACCAATACAGTAAGTAAAAATGTAAACTATTTAGTCAATATTCAATCAATTTACAAGAAGAAGAAAACACTCTACTTTTTCAGAAACCTTCTAAGGTTCATAGGTCCTAGCTTGGATGTATATAATTTGAAAGAATATTTTATTACTTTTTATATAAAAACTCTATTTTAGTGAGTAACATTTTTAAGAATTTCATATATAGTATACCACTACTGGTGTATGATTATATACTTCTTAAAAATTCGTGATCAAAAAAGGTACACTTTTTATAGGTGAATGTACACTTTTATTATACAAATGTACACGTTATTATTGTTAACTATAATAGTATTTAATGTTACCAATACAGTAAGTAAAAATAATTTAAAACTATAATACTATACGATTACAGGAAACCGTACTTCATCTATTATATTTATGATTACATCTTTATCTTTTTTAGATGGAATAAATCCTAATAGATGATTACATACACATTTATGCATCAATTTATAACTATTTAGAATATCATCGGTAAATGCTTCATTATTAGATATACCATCCCCCGCAATACATTCAAGCATTTCAATTAAAGATTTAGTATATACTGCATTGTCAATTATTTTACGGTAGGCCTTTTCTTTTTTCGCAAAGCTCATAAATGTTATTAAGTTTTCTACAATAGCCTTCGTAATAGTAGAATACTCACTTTTGTCTTTAAATTCCCATTGAGATCCTGTATATACTTCAAAGCCTCTTGAATTTTTATTATATCTACGAAAACAGCGATTTTCTGGGCGAGAATAAATAGATGTCATAAATCGGGACATAATAATATTAATTTCAGGATTATTGATAATAGATAAGTATATGGAGGGCGTGATATGATCTACCATAAATATAGTTTCTGTATCATTATACTTTACTAAATGAATCAAAGGCTTCTCTGGAATTATTTTAGCAGCCGTGTCTTTTAATAGTTGTCGTTTTTCTGATGCTTCTATTATTTGTTTCTTGTTTGCCTCATCCATTTCTTTTTTTATACGTATCTTACATATTTTCCTGTGATTACACTTACTTGCTTTGCTTGAAAATTCTTTATTGCAAAACTCACATTCTAACGCTCCTAAGCCTTTACAGTTTAAAAAGTGGGTATTAATAAAATATGTTTTAGAATGAATACAATTTTTACATTTTGGACACGTGCCATCGTAAGTATTAGCTAATATTAAACGCTGAATAGATAAATCCAAGTCTAAATGCCCGACTTTAATATGTCGTTTAAAATTATAAAGAAAATTAGTTCTATAATCACAACCTAAACAGTTGTACCGCATTGGATTTACGCACTCGTCACTTGGCATCTTGCCAAGATTAGATATCTATTATTTACCGCGAAAATATATTTTCAAAACAGACGCACCAGAACTGGTAAGAGAATTTAATAAATTGGATACCTTTTTAACAATAAGTGTACATTTTTAACAATGTTTGCACTTATTGTTAAAATACATAAGAATATAGTATAGGATTTTATAATAAAACAAAAATAAAAAGGAACCTAGGACAGAACGTCCAACCTATATAGGTTTCCGAAAAAACGCAAAGTTTTCTTCTTTCTGCTTCAAACGTCCAAAACAGCAACTAATTATTTGTCATTTCGTATAAATTACCCATTCAATTGCGACACTGATATGGTAAGAAGTATTCAATCATTAGTTCTGTCTTTAAAATGCGAACATTTCACCTCAAAATGCGAACATCTCACCTCAAAATGCGAACATTTCACCATATTATTTTAAGGTTTTTCTAAATTTTCTTACCAGTACTGATATTGTAAGTCAAATGTACGTCGGAGTAAATGTCGGAGTAACAGTATATATTTTTATAATAAAACAAAAATAAAAAGGAATCTAGGACGGAACGTCCAACCTATATGGGTTTCCGAAAAAACGCAGAGTTTTCTTCTTTCTGCTTCAAATGCCACCCCCACTCACTTCGCCAGCCGCCTCTGGATGCTCGCCACCACGCGCTTCGGCCATTCCTCGTACACCGGCGCGCCGCCCTTCACCATCATTTTCAGGAGCCGCTGAAAGACCCGATCTTCCGCGGAGCTCGCGTTTGCGCGCATCTTACGCTCAATCAGGGCGGCCATTGCCAGATAGTAGGTCATTCGCGAGGTTTGGGCATCGCCGACGCCCGGCACCGGCGCATACGGGTAATCCGCGACCGTCCCGGATTTCGTGAACGCTTTCATATACTCCGTGACTTCCGGGAGCGCCCGGACCGCATCGGGCAATCCCGCCGTGATGTCAAAGGCGTACACGAACTTGTACTCAGGAATTGCCAGATGACGATCGGTATGGTCCGCAATAACCGATGTGTTGTCGTCCAGCATCAGCACGCGGTTCTCCGTAACGTGCTCGCGCGCCTCCGGCTTCCGCAGCGCTTTGTAGTCGTCTTCCAGGACGCGGAAGATCTTTTCCAGAGTCGCAGTAATGGATTTCGTATAAGAGAAGCTCCCGTTCTGGTCCGCGCCAATGTGCGTATCCTTCCGCGAAAAGTACGGCCGGTGCACGCGAATCCCGCAAAACTTCTCAATTTCGCCAATAATCGTCGGCACCCACGTATCCGACCCCGCGCTGAATACGAATACTTCCAGACCGTCATAGGCCGCTTGAAGGCCCTGAATGAACTCACAGAAATACGGGCGCAGCAAACCGGAACGAAACGATTCAGCGAAATGCGAGGCAAATCCCGCGGAACTGATGCCTTTTTGACGCAGAGCGTGATGCAGCCCGTGCTCTTCAATGACGTAGTTCACGTCGCCCACGACAGTCGCGTCCAAGTCCAATATCAGGATGTATGGCAGTCGTGCAGCAACGGGTTTCTTTTTCATATGGCTCGTGCGATGCCACGCGATGCTACGCTACTCTTAGCCCGTAATTTTTGTATTGAGCGCCCACCACTTAAAGCCGACACCCTCTATTTTGTCTATCTGAAAGATAGGGGAAGACCGGTTTCGGTCTTTAAAATACAGCGCGTCAAAAATGCCCGGCGGCGTTATGCAGCTGATTGCGGTGGGTCAGCAGGACCAGTATCTGACTGGGTCGCCCACGATGAGCTATTGGCGCACCGTGACGAAAAAACATACAAATTTCGCGATGGAGAGCGTCCGCCAGACATTCACGACGAAACCGTTCCTGGATGTCACCGGCGGCACGACGTTCACGTGCCGCATCGGGCGCGTCGCGGATCTCCTGGCCAACGCCACGCTCGTCTATGAGCTCCCCAGCATCTACTCGTCCGCCACGCTGCGGTTCCGCTGGATCAAAAACCTCGCCCACCATATGATCGCGTCTTACGCCATCCGGATGGACACGCAACTCATTGACCAGGGCTACGGCGAATGGATGGACATCTGGAACGAGCTTTCGCTGCCCCCTGGGAAAAAGTACGCCTATGAGCGGATGACCGGACAAACTGAGGAGTTCGTCGCGCCCAAAGCCTTAGAAGACCGGATCATCATAGAAAACAACCAAGTGACCTTCGTCCAGTATCCCGAGGCTACGGCGACCGCCCCGTCCATCCTCGGCCGCCAGTTCTTCCTGCCCTTGCCTTTCTGGTTCTCGCGGAATCCGTCGCTGGCCCTTCCACTCATTGGCCTCCAATACCAGAACGTGGACGTCACGCTGGAATTCCGCGGGATTGAGCAGCTCTACCAGATCTACGACGAGCGCACCGACGAATACGTCGCCCCGGGACTCTTTCGCCAGCGCTATTCCGGCGACCCCGCGCCGCCCGATGTGTCCATAAGCGCCTTCACGCGTTTCGGCGGTGGCGGCAGCCCCCTCGTGGACCTCAGCGCCTATCTAGAATGCACCTACGTCTTCCTGGACACCGAAGAGCGCTCAACGGTCGCGACGACCCCGATGGACTACCTCGTGGAACGCGTCTACCGCAGCGAATACGGCGGCGTCAACGGCCCCGCCGTCATTGACCTCACCCTCACGAATCCCGTGAAAGAACTCCTCTGGTTCACGCGCCGCAGCGACGCCTTCCTCTTCAACGAATGGGCGAATTATACCGCCACCAATCCCGAGAACGACCGCGCGCCGATTCTCGCCACCGCAAAAATAATGTGGAACGGAATGGACCGCCTAGAAGAAAAGCCGGGCGCCTATTTCAATATGCTCCAACCCTACGAATACCACACGAACACCCCGCGCCAAGGCATTTACACGTACAGCTTTGCACTGTTTCCGGAGAAAAATCAACCAAGCGGCGCATTCAACGCGTCTAAAATCAATAAGATCCAAATGTACGTAAACACCAACCCGAAAGTAGACACCCAGTACGACTATGAGTATGACTTTACGGTCTTTTCACTTTATTATAACATTTTTAGGGTAATTGGAGGTAGTGGTGGTATGGTTTTTGCTAATTAGAGGGTGGTATCTTATTTTATAATTCAGCAGAAAGTGGGATAGTACCCGAAGACAACCCTACCCACACTCCCACAACACCCCCTGACAAAGCACCTGCTCCAAATGAATATGTATTTATTGATGATCTTGATGTTCCAACTGATGTTGATACCTTACTTCCAACATTTTCATGATCTAAATTAATACTTGATGGTAATGTTGGGGTTGGAATAACTCGCATTGGTACTTTAAATATATATGCAAGAGTTGCGGTAGTAGTACCTGTAAATGTTCCGTATGCATCACCCGATCCAATTACTTGATAATACCGTTGACACAACTCCATTTCCACCGGATAAGGCCTCACTTCAAAAGGCGTCGCCACACTTCCCAGCTCTAATTGGACCCCGGTGATATCAACGTAGTCGGCGGCGCCTGCGGTGCCTGTTGGAAGATATGCAAATTGTAATCCTAATTGAGTTACCGCTGTATCAGTTATAGTTACCGAATATTTTGCACGTGACCAGTTTAAATTTATTGGTAAAAGATTATTAATATCAACTTGACTAGTTAATCCAGATCCTCTCTGAATTCCTTGATCAATACCTTTACCAGTACTAATAATAGAATATAATGAACTTGCACTAAAATTAGCTCCTGTTCGATAATAAAATGATAAAGTTATTGTTTTGCCAGCAAATTTTCTAGAGTCTTGTGATTCTAAACCGTAATTTAAATATATAAAAGAAGTACCGGTTGTATTTACTATTCGTGATATTCTTGCGAATGTAGTTATACCCGCTTCTGTAAATGGTAAATCAGATGCACTAATATTTGTTCCCTGCGCCATTTGTGAATCCGTTGCATAACCAACGCGGAATACACCCCATCTATCTACCACATATCTAAATGTAGCACCTACCGCAGTCATACTCGCCAAGTTCGTACTCGTCCCCCGTTGATTAATCCTCATATCCCCGTTTATAATAGCATTCCGAAACGGCTGCAACCCAGCCTGCGTCTGACCCGTATTCGGGTTTACATACAACCCTGACGACGCCATTGCAACGACGTGCCACTCTACCAACAATCTTACAAAAATATACCAAGATTCCGCGTGCAGTAAAATATGACCTGACAATAGAGTCACTCCGACGTTAAATGAATCTTCTTACCATCCTTCTCATTCTTATAGTCGCCTACCTCCTCTACATAATGCTGGACAGCTACCGTTCCTTAGAGCGCGAACTGCGCGAGATCCGCCTGAAATGCACCGGATCTCGTGAGAGCGCGCTAGCCAGCAAGGACCCTACGGAAACGCTGAAAGACCGTCTACTTTCCGGTCTGCAAAAGGCGGTTGCTGTAACATCTCCGTCCGCGATGCCTCCGGCTCGTCAGTAACATCGCTGGCTTGTCAGTAACATCGCCGACTCGTCAGTAACGACATTGACTTAAAGCTTTTGCGCTTAATTTACTGAAAGGAGCGAATGCCTCCCCGCGTAAGAGCAAGCCGAAGTCGCAAAGCGGTCGCCGCGGCGGCTGCCGAGGCAGAGGCACCTCCTCCGGCGGTCCCTACGCTGCTGGAACCTGAGCCCGCAGCCGGAGACGCTGCGAACGCCGATGCGGCCCCCGGCGCTGAGGACGCGGGAAGCGCCACCTCCGAGGAGCACGAGCAGGTCATCCTGCAAATGCCGCTGAACCCCGAGCGCATCCACGACTTACTTCACCAAGACGAGATTCAGACCCTGCTGGAATACAACCCGAACATTACCATCCCCGCGCCTTACGAACATCGGAACACGTTTGCGTCGGATCCTTACCATATGGCGGTCAGCGACGAGGAGACCGACGCACAGCAGCAGCAGCAGCCGGTGGCGCTGCCGCCCACCGGTGGCGCAGCGCCAACGTTTCCCACCGCGCCTCCCGCCCCCGCGATGGACCCCAAGACCGCGGCCACCAAAAAGGCCCGCGTGTGCTTCCACTGCTGCCACGACATCGGCCATATGTGCTTCGGGATGCCGACGCGCTACGACGGCCACACCGAGACCTTCACGACCTACGGCAACTTCTGCTCGCTGGAATGCGCCGCCGCGTTCAATTTCAGCACGCATATGGGCAGCGACCGCTCCTGGGAAATCCACAGCTGGATTCAGATTCTCGGCAAGCGCTACGGCTTCACCGAGCCCATCCGGCCCGCCCCGTCGCGCTACCTGCTCCAAATGTTTGAGGGCCCGCTCACGATTGAGCAGTTCCGCAAAGCCCACATCACCCAGTCGCGCACCCTGGTCCTCAACATCCCCCCGATGATCAGTATGCCGTCCCAGCTGGAATGCATCAATACGTCTTACTGGACCGAGAGCGCCCCCTCCGCCTCCGGGGGGCCTGCCGCCCCAGCGGCCGCCGCGCCCCCCGTACGTCCCACCGTCCCCGCCGATGGCCGCGAGCGCAAGAAGACACTGGACGCCAAGATGAACCTCACGTTCACCGCGGCGCCCGCGGTCATTACCGCTTCGGCCTAAACATAAAACCATTTAAAGAGAAAAAATGATATCCTTTTTGTGAATGTGCTGAACTCACGTCCGAGCACACCCAGATCCAGACCGAGATCCAGACCGAGATGGCGGCGCTTGCGCTCACGCCGGCCTCGGCGACGACACCCGGCGGTGCCGGCACTGCCCCGTTTCCTCCGATTCGCATCTCCACGATTACGTGGAATGGCTCCGTCTGCGCTCCGGTAGATTTCGCGGTGTTTTACGAGCACGCCACGGTTACCGATATACCGCCCACGGACCCCGCGGCGATCGGTAAGATCGTCTGGGCGGATTTCCACGGCAAGAGCTCCCGCGGCGTGTACCCAAAGCGCCGCAAGGTCGCAGGTGGTCCCCGCGGTCGCGCCGCGACTGCCACGGCCGTCGCGACTGCCGCCGAGCCGGCAGCGGCTGCTCCGGCGCCGCCGCCTCCTCCGCCCCCCGTCGCTCGTAAGGCGTTTGACAACCAGGTCACCGTGATCTACAAGATGGGCGAAGGCTACTTCCCCAACGTCAAACTGTTCTACAACGGCAACATCCACATCACGGGCATTCGCTCGTTTGAGGACGGCGTCAAGATCAACGAGCATCTCGTGACCGAGATTCGGCGGATCTACGATACGATCACGCGCGACGTCCTGCCCGAAGGCGCCAACCCGGCGGACCTGCACGCGGGCGACTTCAAGATCCGTATGATCAACAGCGACTTCAAGGTGCCTTTTAAGATTCGCCGGAAGGACCTGCACAAGCTGCTGATCTCCCAGGAGTACGGCAACACCAGCGTCTTTCAGCCGGGCTCGTACCCGGGCGTCAAGCTGCAATTCTTCTGGAACGCCGAGCACCCCGTCCAGAACGGCCACTGCACCTGCACCTGCCCCTGCCTCGGAAAAGGCGACGGCGATGGCAACGGTTGCTGCAAAAAGGTGACCGTGGCGATCTTTGAGAGCGGCGCGATCCTCATCACGGGCGCCAACGCCTTCTACCAGATCACCGACGCCTACAACTTCATCCACCGCGTCCTGAACCACCACCGCGCGACCCTGGAAAAAGTCCTCCCCGAGCCCATCGCGCTCCCCGAGCGCCCGGTCCGCCGCGGTCGCGCGGCAGCCGTCTAAAAACAATACACTCCACGCCACGCCACGCCGCGACTAAGCCAGATCGCGTAGGCACGTCATCGGTCCATAATTTTTGGGATCATACGCTTCAAACACCGCGGGGATATCCACCGTGTTGTTTCCGGGGCGCGTGTAGCCAATCGCCGCCGCCATCGCGGGGCCCATCGGGGGCGGGTTCGCCGACGCCAGGTTCGCCACAAGGCCCGCAACGTCCGGCGTGACCGGCACGTTCCCCCACGCCGCGCCGGCGACGAAAGGCTCGCCGGTAAACCACCCCCCATTCACACGACGCGGAGGCACCGGAACTGGCCCCGGATCAATAGGGCTGTATGGTAGCATTTTCGCGTCCGCTTTCGCTTCACTTCTACTATCAAAGCGGATATAAAGGTATCAGCGATTAGAACTGATAATCCGTTTTCCCTTCGGTCAAAATGCCGAAACGCCCTGAGCCCGAGCCCAGCTCTGGCCTCTCGTCCGAGGAGATTTTCACCATCGTAAACGACATTCGGTCTATCGGCGGCAGCCCAAAAGACCGCGAGCGCACCGCATCTAAGCGCTACCCCGAGTTCCAACAAAACTACCCATTCCTCTTTGATATGGTGTGCTCGGCCACCTTTGATTACGCCCGCTTTGAGTATATGATGAATCTAAAAGCCAGCGTGGATCAGGCAAAACTGACGCAAGAGCAGGCGGCCATTAAAGTCGGCCAAGACCTCTTTGATGTTTATGTCAAAGACAAACTGCCTAAAAACGGCTCCGACGGCGCCGGCGGCGGAGCATCGGGGTCGGTCTAACAAATTGCGACGCTGTCGCTGCCACGAGCGCCGTCCAAAAAATTGACAGCTTTTTATCCGGAAAATGGTACTTAAAGAGATCCGGCATCAAGGATACAACGGAGCTAGATCTCTTTCTAGTCAAAAATGGCTACTTCTGCGCCTCGTCTCGCTGAGCTGCTGGCGGAGGTCACGACCCGCGCCGAGTCCGCCGCAGCGGCAGCGACGACCGAAGGCAACGAGGCGCCGCCACCCGGTCGCGCGGAAATCCTGTTGTCGGTGCTGCGAGCGCACCACTACTGGCCCGCGATCCAGGTGAAGAAGTTCTACGACCGCCGCGGTCTCGTCCTGCTCCACAACACGTACAAGCGCATTGACGTCACTGAGTTCCAGGAGCTCTACGACGAGTGCCGCAGCGTCGTTCTGGACCTGAACGCCCCGGAGGGCGAGAATGTGGTCGTCACGCTGGCGAACGGCATCCCGCGCCGGGTGACCGACAAGCAGTACGAGAGCATGCTCAAAATCGCCGCCGCCAAGGCAGCCGGCGTCGCGGCCGCCGCCGAGTCCGCCGACGACGTCGCTGTCGCCGACACCAACCCGGTGCCGCCGCGCATTGAGGTCTCCTACGAGGGCACGACGGTGTACGTGTACGCCCACAAGGACCGCTGGTACTTCGGTACTTCCAGCTGCCCGACCGTGGACAGCTCGCGGTACTTCCACCCGACCAAGACGCACGGTCAGATGCTGGACGAGGCCCTGCGCGTCCTTTCGCTCGGCTCGGACGTGGGCAACGGCACGCCTGGCAGCGCTGAAATACGCGCCGCCTTCACGTCCCAGCTGGACTCGGCCAAAGCCTACGCCTTTCTGCTGGTCCACTACCAGAACCGCCACGTGGCCGACTACACGGCCGAGTTCGGCACGCCCGAGTACGCCGCCCTCATTCACATCCAGACGCGCGACCGCGCCGACCAGTCGGAGGAGGACGTGCCGACGACCCGCCCCTTCGCCGACATCGGCGTGCGCTACCCCGAGATCCTGCCGACGCCGGAGGCGGCGCTGGCCTACCTCCGCGAGACGCCAGCGGCCTACGGCTTCGTGATCAAGAACACCGGCGCCGAAAACGCCGCTGGCGCCGCCGGGCTGGCCTCGCTGACCATCGTCTCGCGCGAGAAGACGGTCACCCGCGAGGAGTGCGACCTGGGCAACCCGAACCCTTGGGTGAATATGCTCTGGGTCTACACGCAGAACAAGCCGCACTACCACATCAGCGACTACCTCGCGGACTACGGCGCGAACCCGGATCTGCCGAAGGACAGCAACGGCCGCCCGATGGACCCGACGTACGTCATCCACACGGTGATCTGCACGATGCGCGACATCCTCTACCAGCTGTTCGTCCAGACCACCGCCTACTACCCCCAGTACCGCCGCTTCAAGATGAACCGCGAGGCCGACGGCACCCTGCCGCCGATCCTTCGCTTCCACCTGGCGCAACTGCGCCACCACCAAGTCACGCATCACACCGACGCGATCCTTACCGCGAAGGCTGTGTTTCACTACATCTGCCACATCCAGACGCTCAAAAACGTCCGCACCCTCATCCGCTTCTTTGCGCATAACCCGGGCCACGCGATGACCCCGCGCCAGGCCGAGTGCTTCGGCGCGCTGGACGGTTGCCTGACCGAGTAAGCAGCCGCAGCAGCTCCCGCTCTGTCCCCTGACACAACGTAACGTATCCTCCCCCCCTCCCCCGTTCCATCCCACGTTACCGTTCCGTCCCGCTGCAATACGCGGTCGTTTCCTTTCTCTCCCTCGCAAGTATCTCAAAAAACATCCAATCAAAAACACCCACGCGCCAAAGGACCGCGGGATTCTTTTTCCGGCTTTGCCCCGTCATTTTTGGCGGTACAGAAAACCACCAAAATATGTTAAAAAGAAATGCCCCCGCCCCGCGCCCGCGGTGGGTTTAAACCTTGCGGAAGACCACCCAGCAGTTTAGGAAACTGAATTGTTTTTGTATTTCGTCGTCACGCATCGTGAGGACTGCCTCATCCAGGCGGCTCGTGTCACGAGCGGCGGCGCCACGACCGCCGCTGCCGCTGCCGCCTGCGCCCGCGCGGCCTTCGGCTTCCACTAGCAGCTCCTGGAAGCGGTCGCCGAACGCGCCGTACTCGCTCAGGACCAGCCCGTGGCGCGCCGCGACCTCTGTCAGGACGTCCATATGCACCAGGTACTCGGGAATGATGCGCTGAGTGACTTCCAGGTACACGCCGACCTGTTTGCCGAGGCCCTCCGCGATCGTGCCGTTAAACGTATCGTAGTTTTTCACGATGGCCCACACGGGCACCGTGACCTCGGGCAGCCACTCCGCGGCGGGCGTCTTGCGCCCTTCGGCGCGCTGACCGATGCGCTTGTCGGCCAGAAGCGAGTGCACCTTCCGACCGTCCATAAACGTGGCGATGAACAGACCGCCCTTTCGCAGGTTGCTACCGACGTTGTAAAGAAAGCCGTTCAGCGTTTCCTCGGACTCGCAGAAGTAGTGGAGCGCAAACATACACGAGGCCACGTCAAAGCCGCGTGCGGCGCGCCCGGCGATGAATTTCAGCCAGGGCGCGTTCATCGGCGCGCGGCCCGAACGATCAAACAGTAGGCGCAGGGCCTTCTTGCTGTCCTCGTCCAGCGTGTCGGCCGCGCTACCATCGGCGAGCGTATAACCGCAGTCGCCGACGACGAACACGTAATCCGTGCGAATGGGCGCCGCCTGACCGCTTTCGTCCCCGCCTGCGCCGGCGCCGGCACCGGCCTCGCGGAGCGTGTCCATCTGGCGCAGCATCTGAGCGTAGCTGCCGTTGCGCGGGTTCATTATGTTGTCGCGCACACTGTCCACGCCCAGAACGAACCGGTAGGCCGCGCCCCGCCAGCGCGGCAGATCGCCCGCCATTCCGCAGGCGAGTTCCAGCAGCGCGCCGCGGCGCTGCGACTTCGCATACAGCGGGGCCTTGATGCCATTCGTGTGAAACGAAAGCATCGCGCTGGACAGCATATGGCGCGCGTGGATGTCGCGGAGGTAGTAGATCTGGTCCGTGCTCAGCAGCTTCTCCTCCGCGTCCTCGGGCGCCTCGGCGCCGACCACCGGCACCGCGCCGACGATCATCTCCGTCGTGACCGGACGATGAATGGTGCGCCAGATGCTCGTGGCCACCGCGAAATCGTTCGCGGTCTTGCTCTTCTCGCCGAGACGCAGCAGGCGCGTTTTGTCCTCGCGCACACGCAGTGCCTCCCAGCGCTTACCAACCGGCAGCGCCGTGCGATCGGGGTGGTACGTGAACTCCACGATGCTGTCGTCGGGGATCGGGTCGCCGTTCTCCGCGCGCGGGGCGGCTCCGGTCGCGCCCTGCGGCAGCGGCACCCAGGCCACGCTGACGCCCGGGACCGCATCGCTGATCGGCGCGAACTCCTGAAAATCGTAGCTGCCGCCCTGTGTGCGGAGTTGACGGCGGAACTCGCGGCCGTACTCGTAGTTGAAACGCAGTTTCAGGCCCTGGTCCACCGTAATCGGCTCCCATTGAAGCGCGTTGTATCCGGTAAACAGGCGCAGCTCGCGGAACCGCTGGCCCGTCAGGCGCTCGGTCACCTCGCGACCGTAGCTCACGCGGAAGTCTATCGTGTTCTGCTGCGGCGGCTTCCATTTCAGCACGCGCGACCAGCGCATATTCCACGACACCTCCACCGGCCGGCCCGGGTAGTAGCCGAACACACTCAGGTACGCCGGCGTAAACACCAGACCGTCCATCTCGTAGGGCTTCTCGTGGGACGCTTCCAGCAGCGAGCGGCACACTGCAAACATCTCGGCGCCGTCGGCCGCCACGTGTATCTTGTAAGAGAAGTGGATGCCCGCGGCGGCAGAGCCCGAAGACATCGCCGCGCTGCCCTCGCCGATCGCGCCACCGGCCCACATCCCCTCCGCCATCGCGCCTTGAAGCACCGTGTAGCGCGACGCGCCGGCGCCCGCAGCTCCCGGAGAGCCCGACCCGGTAGCCGCCGCCAACGTCCCAGACATCGGCCGGATCAGCGGCAGGTCCATCACCGACTTCCCCCCGAGGAAGTAAATGTCAAAGGCCGCGAACAGATCCATACCCGCCCGCGCAATTGCAGCGCCGGCGCCCGTTTCGCGGCGCAGCCGAGAGGGAATGTACTCACCATCAATCAGCGTGCCGTGGAGCCGTTCGGTCTTGACGCGATGACCCGTGGGCCGCACCTCAAACGTGTTATTAATCATATAGGCCTCGCCATCCGTGTGGATGTACATTAGCATACGCTCGCCGTCGGCCTTGTCGGTCACCGCGTAGTTCTTGACGACACTGATGATCCCCTCGTGCCGATCCGGATCCAGCAGGTGGATGCGTTCCAGCGTCAGCGGCTTCGGCGCGAGAAACAGCGCCGGCGTCTCGGCGCGGGCCGCGCCAATAACTGGCGGGGCCTCGCCGCGCGGCCCGCGCCGATCGCGCTTCTTCTCCTTGAAGACCTTCGCGATCAGCAGAGAGTAGCCGTGCAGAACATCCGCGCGCTGCGCCTCGGTCAGCAGAAGCCCTGAGCGCAGCACCGTAGAAATCAGCGACAAAGCCGGCTGAAACATCGCGAGCTGCCGGGCGGCCACCGCAACCGGCGCCCGCTCCGCCGCAGAGGCCTCCGAAGGCGCCGCCGGCTCCACGTAAAAGCGGTAATGCATCGGCGCGCCCGTCACGCCAGATACCTTCATCGCCTCGGAAGCCTCCGGCGCCGTGCGCCGCATCTCCACGACGTACGTCGCACCCGCCACAGCCGCTCCCGCGGAGGCGGCGTACCGGAAGCGCTTCACCAGTGTGTAGTATTTCAGACCCGTCTCCCAGGCATCCAGCGTGGCCTCCTCGTTCTGGATGTCCAGCGGACGGCTCTCGTACACACGACTCTCCACCTGAACGCCGAGCTCGCTGTACTCGGGAACGATCTGGCGACGGTGGTCGGTCGTCTGCGTCCACGTGTGCGGGACCGCGCGAATCGCGTCGTTGTAGCAGTACTCCGTAATGGCCGGAACCCCCGTGACTTTCACGGTCCAGAACGTCGCCCCTTCCGCGCCCTCGGATTCCACGTCGTCCACGCTGATTTCCAGCGTTTCGGGGTCAATCGTCTCTGTCAAGTCATTTCGCCCCCGAAGAAACGCCAGAATCGCATCGGCGTCTTCGGCAGTCCAATCCCCCTGGACCGAGTAGCGCAGCGTGCGGGTACCGCCACCTGCGCCCTCCTCGGTCACTTTCCAAGCCTCCTCATCCCGAGCGAGAACCGGCAGCCACTTCTCCCTATCTAGTGAGAGTGCCATCGTGTCCCGTTCGGATTCTACAAAAGAAATTGAATATATTCTTTATATCCGTCATCAATTTTTGGGTCGGCGTGGCTCGGATCCCGACGCGCCCGGCGCGCCCCTTGGCGCTCGCGCAACAGGCTCAGGCACCTTCACTTCGCGATCCAGAACAAAGGAAAGCAGTTCAGATAGCGCCGCAGCATCAGGGTGTTTCGCCCCCGAAAGCGCCGTCAAGACTCGCTGGGTTTTCGCCTGACCGAACGATCGGCTAATCTCACCCGACGACCCAAAGTCCATCAACAGCCGACGCAGTTCCTCCACTGCCTTTTTCCGAAAAGGCGGCGTGTAAAGCGAAGTCAGCGGGTCAAAGTCGCCCAGAACCGAATCCAGCAGCATATTCACAGTATGCTGTGTAATAAAGCCCGGTGCAACACTCGTAATCTGCGCCGCCGCCCCAGCCCCCGTCCCTGCGGTCGTGGGAGCAGCAGGCCGCGGGGAAGACGGCCCCGCAACTGTGCCCGCCGTCGCAGCGCCAGCGCCGCTAGCACCTCCACCACCGCCAGCGCCACCGCCAGCGGTGGCGAGCGTCACTGCGTGTTTTTTCAGCGGATACGTCTCACGCTGCATCCATTCTTCCGACTGGCCCGAAATGGCACGCCATTGAGAGGACTCCGACCCCTCTGAGACTTTCCCTAAGAGGTCCTCAATGCTCAGTGGCGCCAAAGCGGGCGGCGGCATTTTGTCGCCTCGGTCGCCCCGTTGCTTATCCATCGCGCGATTCCTCTAAGTGCTGACCCCCTCGCGCAGTCCACGGCGCCTCATTTTTTGAGAGAAATGCTCTCGGGGGCGAGTTCATCTTTGCAAGGCGCCGCCGCCGTCGCAACCTTTGCGTATTTCTTTTTCAGCAAGTAAAACTTCATACTGGACGACACCTTACTGCCCGTCGCAGCCGCCGCGGCCGCCGCAGCAGCGCTCTGGCTTACGCCGCTGTAACGCGACGTGGACGACGGCGTGGGCGGCGTGCGCGAAATCGGCGTCGCCTCCACTGACTCAGATGCACAAAGGACTTGGCACAAAGACTCGTAACGACGCACGTTCTGGCGTGACTCATTACAAAACTCAATATATTGTTCAATCTTTTGAAGCAACGGCTCATTCAATCGCGACAGATTTATGAAGACTCCATTGTTGTTCGTGGTGTATTGGCAACCATTCCGATGAAGTAGCTTAAAAAGCTCCTCCATTTCAGTCGTATCTAATTGCTGGATGGCATACGCCATCCGACGGCATCTATCTGTATCCTGAGAAACCGTCATTTCTCTAACTTACAAAAATAAGGCGCGAATGCTTTAAGTGCGCTCGTCGCGCAGCGCGTAGCGCGTAACTTTGTCGCGCCACTAATCGTCCGCGACGTCTTCCTCCTCCTCAGAAGCACCTGCATCATCGTCAGAATCCTCATCGTCGGCGCCGCCGTAGTCTCCGTCGGAATCCTCCGACTCTGACTCCTCCGGAATTGCCTCGGGGTCTTCGGGATCCACGATGGCCAGAACTTTCTTTATCTTGATTTTTCCAGTCTCATCGTCGTCATCTACATCGTCGGGATCCGCGCCGCCCTCTGTCTCTGAGAGTTCGCTGAGGTCGTCGCCATCCACGGGCTCGCCCTCTTCCTCCTCGCTTTCGGCCCCCTCTTCGGCAGCCTCGGTGATCTCGGCAACCTCGCCCCCTTCGGCGGCGGCGGCGCCCTCTGGCCGCGGCTTGTTGACCGCGCGCCCGATAATGGAAATCTGCCGATCGTTTAGCTGGTACTTTTTGCCCATCACCTCCACGTACACCTTGTCTCCCGGTTGAAGATCGTCCAGAACCACCACCGACTGAATGCCAGCGGCGCGCTTCGGAATGATGATGTCCAGCACCGCCGCGGCTTCGCTCATACCCGCCTCCGCGTGAATGCCGAGCGCGTTCTTGTTGCGCACGATCGCCTCGTACACGGCGCCTTTTGCCGGATTGCAGACGTCGCCCTTGCAAAAGAGCTCGTATCGGATATAGCCGTTGAAGTGCTGTTTCACGAAATTCCCGACCGACCGCTTGATAATTTGCAGGCTGCCCGCGCGAATGTAACCGAAACGCGTGCACACATTCTCGTGCGTCGCCCGCAGCTTTTCCAGAAGCGTGTCCTCAATGGACCCCTCCACGTCGGCGAGTTCCAGCTGCGACAGCTGAATATGCGTTTTAAACCGCGCCGATATGAAGAGATCCATAATGCCTTACTTGTCTGACCGAGTGGTCCCCTAATTCTGTTCTTCATTTTTTGGCTTTATACCGGCGGG